TAGACCCCATACGTTGATACGCTAAATGTACTTCTGTCTCGAACTGCTTGATAAAGGCTTGGTCAATAGTATTAGCCATTTTTTCAGTCCTAAATTAAAGTTACAGTTTCAACGGGTGTCCACGCTTTCACTTCAATAAGGGTGTCCTTTCGGGCCTTTCAGTGCGTTATGGGCCGTAGTGACTTATCATAAACATTTTTTTGAGCAGGATTGCAACGTACAAAGTCAACATAGCCTTCAGAAACTCCAACTGCTTCGAACCCTAACCAGCCTGCCCAGTCCAACATTATTTGATAATCTGATAGAATAGTCATAGTCATATAGTTCTCTGTCTTGTCAAAGAAGTTGACTAACATCTTAGATCCACGCGCCATAGCATGGAAATTATCTTTAATTTTCTCAGAGAACATAGCATAAAGCTGTGGAAAATCCTGATCTCCTACCTCTCCATCGTACCAAAGGCCGCAAACTATAAGGAAATCTTCGTCTTCTTTGCGTACAATGTAGCAGTCAGCGCAGTTGTACATCTCAGTTAATGCTTGTGTTACGCTTTTGTGTCCAAGGAGTTTGAGTTCATGGACACTTTCTTTGCTCAAGCCAGCAACTACCTCTGGTATATGAGACAGCGTAAAAGGAGTGAGATAATACCCACCCCTCTTTAATACTCTAACCTCGGTAGATTTGCTTAAAGCCCTCTTCAACCTGTCTGACGAAGTTAGGATCTCTATCTCTTGGGTTATGGTATCTTGGGTCATTCATCATCTCCACAAGTTTAGCCTCTGTCACTCCAGCCGTAGACTGTGTACTCCCCGCAAACGATCCATCCTTTAGAGCTTCTTGTATAGCCTCTAATGCTATAATCCCCTCATGGCTTTCACACATACGTTCGATTGCTGGCATCGCGTTCTCAGGAAAGAACTTGGTTGCAAACATAGAGGCTGCTTGTATGCGGTCATTGGCGTTATCGCCTAACTGCTTTGCTTCCGACTCAAGGTCTGGCTCATTGCCCTGCATAGAAGAGCCATACATCTCAATGCCTTTTTCAAACTCCTCTTGAGAAAAGCCATTCTCAAACGAATGTTCTGACCACCACTTAAGAAGTTCGTTATCTACTGAGGACTCCTCATCAACACTGTCTGGCAACTGATAGTCACCTGCTGTTTCTGGGCGATTACCGTATGCTTCGGCCTGTATTTCTTCCATGACTTTAGCCTTGAGGTCTTCATCTTTAGCCCCTAGCTTTGTCTCAAGTTCTTTATAAGCTTTAGCAAGATCTTCCCCACTGCTGTATTTCTCAGGAAGCCAGTCAGGTTTACTGTCAACTGGTGACGCTACGTCAAAGTCTTGTGACGCTACGTCACTTGTTACTTCAGCTTCTGCTGTAGTTTCAATAAGTGATTCACTCATTTGTTTTTGCTCCGATGTGCATGTGCGATGCGTTGTTCGATAAGTCCAACGAGATAACGCTGGCCCTCTATGTGTCGCAACTCTTCTGTTGTCACATTAGGCCCATTAACCATTTCGATAGTTACAGATCTCAAATACTTTAGTACCTCTTTACCAGTAGGCGACTGAAATATCTGGGCAATGTTCTGGCTTATCTGGCTATCAAGCGATGAGTCTCGCTGATAACCGTCTACTCCGATGTTTATTTTACTAACCAATAGGGGCCTCTTGTGGTAGTTGCGGTTGCTGCGCTTGCTGTTCAGCCATTTGCTGCGCTAGTGCAGCTATTTGCTTACGCTGATCTTTATCACGAATCAAGCTCTCAGGAACACCAAACTTTTTAGCAAGATGCACAGCAGTTTTCTCACCATCTACCAGTAATTGCAGCATTTCGGGGCCAAACACACCGCCAACCAACTCCAAGAACCTTGCTACACTAGATATATCTTGGTTTGACTGCGCTTGTGCAAGTGGAGAAACGGAACGAATCTTAACTTCACGCCCGTTTATTGTAGGAACCTCAATACGCCCCTGCTTTTTAAGGATGTAAACAACACGTTGAAGAAGCGGTTGTACTAATTCTGCCTGCAATCTACCAAAAGCTGACCCCATACGGCGTGATAAATCGGCCATACGCTCTGCAACTTCCGTTGCTGTAGCTGGTGTTTTGTTAGGATCGCCAAGCATATCATTGTACAGCGCACGTTTAATGTTCAAGCGCATGTCACCTAATACTAGCTGGGCAACATCAAAGTTTCCTGCTGCTTGTATAGGCTGCAATCCAGCAGATCCCATAGCTTTAGGAATGATAGATCCGGGAACGAGTTGTATTGTGTCGGGATTTAGAACGCCATCGTCATCTATTTGATAGACACCAGAGATAGCCATTTGAGCGTTCTCTAGAATAAGTTCAATCGTTAGGTTGCATGTCTTGATAGCAGACAGCGCGTTAATCAGTGGGCCACGGCCATATACTTCTCCAGCACACTTAGCCCAACGGAAGCAAATGAAAGGATTAGAGCCAGAACCAGAGATCTTCTTAGAATAAAGCACCGTCATTGTATCCATACAGATACCATAATGTAGAAAAGCCTCTTCGTTTTTACGTGAGTAGTCCTTACAAACTATTTCGAGTACAGTTGTTTCCAGATCTCGTCCCATTTTGGATACAACTTTTGGGTCAAATGTTGCATTTGGGTAGAGATGAGACAGCTGATCGAACTTAATATTCTTACGTTCACGATAGATGTGGTCAATCTTATCGTCTGGTCCAGTATCCAGAACCACATGTGGCAAAGGAATAGCACTAAAGTTGATAGGATTAAGGGCATCTCCCTCTTCCGCACATAGAACACCTGTGCCAACGGCAAGATCCATGAATGATTCGTGAACCTCTTGGCTAAAGTTTGAGTTCTGAAGTACCTCAAAAACATAGTCAGTTACCTCATCAAGCTCATTATCAATAGCTTCGCGTTCTTCTTTGGGTACTTCACTGCCTGACATAAGGTCAGCCCAGCGTGCAAAGTTGGGAACAATTCCAGACTGAAGACGGCTTGCAAACTCTTGCACACCAACCACAGCAGTCTCATCAAAGATCTTATCGTCACGGCGTTGTCCCGCATCTTCAGCGTAAAATGATTCACGTTGAGGAAGCGCGTATTCATAGCATTCCTCAAACAATGGAACCCAGCGTTCACGGAAAGCTTTAGCCTTCTGGTACTTCTGGATGTACTGCTTGGCTATCTGCTCCATTAGCTGAACCTACCTAAGAAACCACCGCCACCGCTTTGCGAGGAGATGAGGGATCTACGACCAGTACCACTTTTCATTCCTTTTCCTGCGGCCCTTGCGGTTACCGCTTCAGTAATGTCATCCCTTTTAGCTGCTGCCCTACGCTCGTCTTCTTCGCGTGTAGCCATGTCAGTTTCTACTGCGGCGGCTGCGGCTGCTTGGTTTTCTGCTGCTACTGGTGCAACGGCTTGAGGCTTAGATGATCCAAAACACATGACGTATCTCCTTCTGTTAATACTCGTAAGCACAAATACGTTAAAATCTCAATACATAAACTAGAGCCTAGCCCACAATCCCTGCTTTTTGCGCCTGTTAGGTCTACGATTAAACACATCAAAGTCTCTTTTTGCAACAGTAGCAACCGCAGGGGTCTGACTATTCATCAAAGCTCGGCCCTCACCAGCACCTAAAAACAGGTATTGTGCTGCATCGTGTACGTGTGAAAACATATTCTTGTCGGGTTTGTCAGCAAACCGCTCACCAGATACTTGCATACGCTTATAGGCATAGCCGCCCTCAAAGCCTTTGATCAGTTGTGTGCAGCGTCTGTCGATTAATAAGACTGGCTTACCTTCTACCATCTTAGTTAGCTGGGATGATACAGCCTCAAGGCGAAGGTCAACAGAGTTGGAGGGAGCTGGGAACGCCCTCAAGCCAGCGCCGCGCATGATGTGAAAGGGAGTTGACTCATCAGTTTGCGCGCGAAAGTCCCCTGCTGGATCACCATAAATAATAACTTCGCCAGCAGCGGCGTATCTAGTTGATAGTTCTTGACGTAAAACTTCAGAGAATCTTACGATTCCCATGTCTATTGCTACTATTTCTGACTGCAAATACCACCTACCGCGTACCTTTTGACCAAGAACAGCGGCTGGAGTAAGGCCAAAGTCCACTCCAACGTACACTGGAGCGCCTGCCGCAATGGGTATTTCTTCTTTAGCAACGTGAACTTCAGCAGCAAACATGGGATAAACGGGCTTTCCTTCTTGGATATGTCCAAGCTTATTCATAACATATACATCAATCCACGACTTTGTC